AGAAATTGAAGACAACGCCAACGCATCTGGAGCAGGCGCCTCTAACAGAGCAGCAATTTCGTCAGGCAAAGGAAGCCTGGCCTCAGTTCCAGTATCTCCATACAGAATGGCTTCTAGAGCAGCCAACTTAGTTTCATCGACCTTAGTAGAGTCGATCGTAATAGAAGCAGTCGGTTTAAAGCCAGTCACAGAAACAGGTGTGGTGGTAACTTCCCAAGAGAAAGTGATAGCTTCTGGGCTATCGTTAATAGTGGAATAACCCTTCTCGGAAGGAGCAGCCAAAGCACCATAAATAAGATGTAGTTTGTATCCGTAGTCGGTACCATCAACATCATTACCAAGTGCGGTCTTATAAGAGAGACCAAAGACCTTGCGGTTCTGTTGTCCGATCATGACACCAGTAGCGATTTCAGCAGAACCATCACACTGAGCAAATTCATCCGGATACGTATAAGCCTCAATGGTAGCACCGAACTCCTCGGTGGAAAGGAGATTAAGATACTTGATATTATCAGCGTATATAGGCGTTGGTTCAGCACCGGAAGGACTTTCGGTAACGGATATAAGACCATTCCAGGCGACACCATTAGAATATGTGCCGTCTTTCCCCCGAAGATAGAGAACGCCCTGATTTACACCGGTTTCGTAAAAACGTTCACCGGTCTGATCCCAAACAAGTTTAGACATGTTTTTGTCCTCCTTTTTTTAAAATTGTAGAATGAAAACGTCATGGTTGAGGTTATCCGATTCGAAATGTCGATTAAAACGACAGGAGGGTAAAGACGCAACTTTACCAACAATAGGACTATCAGGATCCTCATCGATGACGGTTACAGAATATTTTCTTTGAGATAAATAAACCCCGTCGTTTGCAAATGTATTCTCGATATCTTCGAGACCGTAAACAATGGCAGGATATTTCATTTTAACTGACTCAGGGGGTTGAAAATACACATTTCGACTTCCGAGTAATTCCTCTAGCAAAGTCTGTAATTTAAGCCTACTAGGCATTGTATACACCCCCTATAGTCAATATTAGTCTCGGGTACTGAACTTCAACATTTGTAATCTTCCATTTAGCACCCATAAACTCAACGTAGCGCATCGAATGAAAATTCTGATTGGCAAACGGATCGGCTACAATGCTGATCTCATTTGCAACATTGATGTTGTCGTTGAGTTGGTCGGTGGTCTGAAGTCTACGAGTATTTCGGACAAGTTCACCGTAATACATTTTCTCGGTAATCTGCTCCTTCCACACTCCTGGCTTTGTTTCCACCGTTTCAGCGTAGCCGATTACTCCGTAAAATTTAGCCATTTTGAATTATCTCCTTTGCTAATTAACCTTCGGCTGTATACTCTTTAGACTTCAACGTTGTTAGAACCGCTGTGGACGCAGTTGTGGAGTCGGCCTTCACGTATGTGATAGTTCCAACTTTAGAAGATTCCGCATAACTGGTCGGTGAATACTCAGTTGTACCGTCGACGATTACTACCCCCTTAAGAAATAAGTCCCTTAGATCATCTGAAGCGATTTTAACAGTTTTGTCGGGGTCTGCGTATGCATATGGGTCGTTCGCCTTAGCGTAAACGTATGTCTTTCTAACATGCAAATCTTCATATCTCTCATAAACCTTAGACATATTTGCATCCTCCTTATTAATTAACTGTGAGTTCTAAAGCGATAGCAGAGTAAGGCTTAATCAAAGCACCAGAGCAGCGAGTCTCAATAAGGTACTTTTGAGCATTGTAGTCGATATCGAAATCATCGAACATGTTAACAGCTCCACCTTTATCGGCACCGATATTGTAATCGGTCAAATTGACGATGATACCCATAAGACCATATGTAGTACCATTGTCGACTCTGCTGAGATTTTCCATTACTGGAACAGTTACGATTTCCTTAACGCGAAGAGCAGTAGCAAGCTTCGAAACAGAATCGTAGATAACTCGACCAATGGTGTCTTCCATAAGCAGACAATCGGTAAGAACGTCCTCAGTGGTGTACAGGGTTGGTTCGCCGGAACCCTTGTAGTTCTTGCGGGATTTAATGGTTGCGCGGATAAAAGCCTTAGCCTTCTCGTCAGCTGTGGCATTAGCAGCAACAGTTACAGGAGCTTTGATAGTATACAGATCATCATCCTTCCAAATAGGACGAATGTTCTGCTCGTTGATCTTATCATCAGAAGAGCTAAGACGACCGTCACCGACAAGAATGGCTCTGGCAATTTCCTCATCAAGCATCATACGCATTTCGGATTTGAGCCAAGCAACAACATCAAAATCAGTGATATCAACTACATCATCACGGTCCAGCTTCTGCTTTTTATAGATAGTGGTCGGAGTAGTAGTACGCTTCAGCAGAGTGAATACTTCATCCTTCTTCAGATTACCCTTGATGTAACCTTTAGCTCTGGCATCATCCTCTGTAATATCGGCCAGAATAGATTTAATACGGGAGAAGGGAGTGTGATGGACGGAGTTCATAACCTTCTGAACCCATCCCATATCTCTCTGAATGAACTGAGGAGTATTTGTAACATTCTTTGCATCAGGGAACAGATAGTCAATCTGCTCGATACCGTGTGCGAGAACACTGTCTTTAAGACTTCCATAACGTTTAGCGTCGGCGAAGATGGCTTCCAGGTCGGAATGACTAAGAACATCCTTCTTAGTATCTTCCTTGTCAAACACATTGTGCTTCATAGTTTTATTTCCTCCTTTAGAATCGTCATTATTGTTGTTATCTTCGGACTCTTCTTTTTCTTCAAGAGCCTGTCCGATCATTGCATAAACTACCGTTTTCTGTTTTTCGGTAAGAGTGTTGAAGACGTCGGCAACGGTTTCCTCGTCTTCAGATTTTTCATCAACTGGTTTATCTTTCTTTTCATCGGCATGAAATAGAGAAATGTCTTCACCAGTATAGATAATAGCTTCATCATCAGACTCTTCGCCGTGACTCATGACAGAATCAATAAATGCCCCGGGATTTGCTCCTGCCAAAACAAGACTAATCTCACGAATAGCTCCATGTATAACATTAGAACCCTGCTGTTTCAATTGATTTGCATAAATGGAAAGTGCGGATACATCCCCATGTTCAACTAGAAGCTTTGCATTTTTACCCGATTCTGTTTCATTGAACTTGCAATAGGCATAAACTCCTTCTTCGCGATTCTCGAGCAAAGCATGCCCAAGAACGTTAAGAGGGTCGTTGTGCTGGTGATTCCATACAAGAGGAACAGTCTGCCCGTCATTATGTTTAAATGCATCTTTCATGATGGTTCTTCCATCAGAGCATCTAAGATTATTACGGGTAGCCCAGCCGCCGAAATCATATGTCTTCATTTTGATTTTTCCTCCCTTTCTTATTAGTCAGACCATTCGAACGTCCATTGTGTTACAGACTCAGCTGAGAATTTATAACCTTCATCTGGAGTAGCTGTAACTATTACTTCTACATCTTTCGTTATAGGTTCTTGTGGACCGGCTACTAATACGGTGTCTCCTATTTTATAAATGCATCCGGTTTCCGAAGGAATTGTTATAACTCCGGTAGAATCGTTAAAAGTAGGCTCAGCAGGTGTTACTTCTATTCTTGTGTCGATTTCCCACACAAATACGGATTCTGGGTCAAATATATAACCTTCATCTGGTTTAGCCGTAATAGTAACACTTTCGACCCCAATTGCTAATGCTGTTTGGGCGCCAGGAACCAGAGCGGTCTCCGAAGAACCCTTAAAATACAACACTCCGTCTTGATCTGGTATAGTTATAACTCTTGTAGTTTCGTTATAAGTTGGAGACAATGGGAATACTTCGCCATCTTCTGAAGAAAAGACATAAGCTCCAGTTTCATCATAAACAACAACATTGTATTCGTTTGTCTCTGGATTTTTTGATAGTTTGACCGGTTTGTAAAGATTGCGGCCATCGTCGATCATCAAGCCTTTTTCGAATAGGTTTTTAAGTTCCTTTTTAGACACTAAATCTTTAGGGGTCATGTTTTTTGAAAAATACAATAAATTAGTATCCAACGACGCATATATAATTGTATTTTTAACAAATTTTTCGTGATAACTAGCATAAACTTCGTTTCTCATATTATTAACAACCTCCCTTTATTTTTTATTTACCATCTCGATCTTTTCTCCAGTCGCATCATTTGATGGGTAGGTTTGATCATCCTTAGATTGACTTAGATTCTTATTCCTGAGTTCGTCTGCTTTCGGGTCATCCGACGGCTTCATTCCAATGATCTGTCTAATTTCGTTCGACGTCATTATCTCGTTTCGAGTAAACTTGTCAGCAATTTCAGAAATTTCGTTAACTGGAACAAGCTTGAACGGATCTCTGAAGAATGAAATCGACTGCAATTGTGACCGAGCGGTTTTGGTTAGAAACTTTCGTTTCATTTCATCAACGATAGCCGAGAGAATAGGTTCAATTGTTCGGTTGTAATAATTGAGCATTGTTTTATCGTCAGCAGTTCCATCTAATATACTCTGAGTGATTCCTAACTGGCTGTATAGCATACTCGTTAGATATTCAATCTGTTTCATTAGATTATTTTCGACTGAACGATTCAATTGGGTAATACGCTCAGTACCATCTGTATAGGCGATACCATATTTAGAACCTGCCAATTGATTTTCTATATCTTTACGCCGATTTTCGGCTTGTTGACGCCTTGCCTCTGTTTTAATTACATATGGTAGTTGAATAATCAAATCCAACTTACCAGAACTGCTTTGTTCGTCTACAACATCCAAAAGGTTAAGTTTACGAATAAGTCGCTGCATAGTTGAATTTGGTTCGTTAATAACCGCGTATAGAGGGTTTTCTACAATACCAACTGTATTCTTCGGTACCACAATATCCTCTTTACGACCCGTTTTCTCATTATAAACACGAACTTTTACATGACTTGGATACCATTCCAAAATTTGTCCGGTTCGCATCGATAGAATATCATAAGAACCAGTAATTTCGGGATTAAAGGTTGTGTCAACTGGAACAATAGCCACACTTCCTTCATCCAACATTGACATAACTATGTCCTGAATAAAGGCTCTTCCGGTTTGATCAAGGTTAGCTTCAACGGTGAGACAGTTGTTTAACCCCGAATCGATAACGGATAGGAAACGATTATTTTCGTCAAGTCTTACATGCTGAATGCTAACTGAAGAAGCGTCTAAACCAATCCGATTGTATACTGAAGTTACTATCGAACGCTCATTTCCGCGTGTTAGTCTCGGTCTATCCGGACGATAAGTATAGCTAGTTCCAACATTTTTGTAATAATCGGTGGGGTCTTTGTTAAAAAAAGCATTCCAAGCATGTTTTAGTCTGGTACCCAATGTTACCTCCATTTTTGTCATCACCTCCTTTCCTAACCAGGATTCTTAATTTTTGGAGTAGTTAAAGATTTTTCTCGGTCAAAAATAATAATTGGTGATGAAGAAATCTTTGCTAATCGATCACCATCATCAATTACCATGTTATACCCATCTTTTTTAAGCTGGTTAGAATATACCTCTCGAAGCTCAGGCTTTGCAACCAGAAGGTAGCTAAATCGTCTATAAGCTCGATCTATGTCTTTCGGATCTGTTAGATTTTCAAGACGCTTTTTAGGTATAAACAGTAAAGGAGATGCTTTCTTAAATGTAGCAAGAGCTTGTTTATCCTTACTCATTAACTTGACAAACTCATCCACTCTTTTCTTCTCTCCTGGCGAAACCAAAATATCTTTTACTTTGTATTCGAGATTAACATACGAATTCTTTCCAAAAAGAGAAGCATATCTTTGATAAGTCTCTATATCTTCTTTTTTAAAAGCGGCATATGCATGACCTGTTAAACCCAGTTCTTTTGAAGCCCATCCTTTTGGAACGACACGATTCACGACCGTACCTTTCTTAAGAATAATATCATCTGAATGAAAGTTTGACTTTCTATCTTTTCGAACACCCAACTTTCTATCTTTTCGAACGCCCCACTTCATGCCTTTAACGCCGTAATGATAAAGTTCGTTAGGCGTTGGAGGTGATAAATATTGCCACATTATATCCCTCCTTTACTCAAAAGCATCTTTATTTAATTTATAGGCGATATAAGCGTCCATCATAGCAGCAACAGCGTCGATCTTCTGCTCATATCGTCTTTTAAGTAATTTCCTATTACCGTTCGTATCTTCAAGAGTTATACAGTTACCCATAGCAAAAGACATAAGTTCTTCATCAAATAAAAGCATCCGCTCCTCAGAAAGCTTCTTAAGCTCACCTAAAGGAACGGACTCTGTTTTTGCACCCTGTATAACCTTTACAATACCAAATGGACCGTTTTCAGATTCCCAACGCTCTACAAATTCCTTTGCGTTATATGGGTCGAAACCAAAACATCTAACGTCATATCCACATTCGTTTATATGATTATCCAAGTCTTCATAAACTTCCATCATGTCTAAAACAGTTCCCTCAAGGACAATTAAACTTCCCTCTTTCATGAAATGATCGTATTTGATTCTCATGGCAGCAGGGAGCTTCATTAGTGTTAGTGAAGTTATGTAGTTTCGAGTTTTTACACCGAAGCACCCATTAGATAAAGGAAACAGAAATGTAAATGCACAAAAGTCGTCTCCTTGGGAGAGGTCGGCGCCCAACGCACAAGGCATTTGCCAGAAATCCCTCTTTCTATGAGGAAGGGTTTCTTCATAAGTGAAGTAGTAAGTATAACCCTCCATGGGAATGCCAAAACGTTTTGCTAAAATATCGTTTCTGGCTGCCGGAGCTTTTTCTGCTCGTTCAACATCCAGCTGATATGTTTCATAGCTAACGGTCTTTCCTAAATTCGGATTAGCCTTTAGCCACATTTCGGGATCAGAGACTTCATCGATCGAATCGAGTTTATACCACCAAATAGAAACATGTGGATTGATGTAGTCTCCTTTGAGAATGTCCATCAACTCCATTTTGATTGTGTCTCCGCTACCATTACGAACCGTACCCTCTGAACTAGTCGCAATGATTAGATAATCATCAACTTTAGAAGCACCCTGCTCGATTGCACCGACAACGTCTTCTCGTATATCTCCTGAAAGCCATTCGTCTACTGTTGCAATTTTACATCTAAGTCCTTGAAGCTTATTAATAGACATCGGACGAATCTCAATCAACGAACCGGTTAAAAAATTCTCAATTCCTTTCTTTGTAGAGGTCAATTTTACACGATTGGCTTTTAAACCGGTTGTGTTTTGTAAAGAACCTTCAGTTAGAAATTTAAAAAGCGGTCCTCTAGACCGCGTAATAGCTGTTCGTATAGGAGACATTACCTCTTCGGCAAGTTTCATAGTTGGAGCTGTCGTAATCTGATGAGTAGTAGTTGTATCGACATTGAGGAAATATGATTGCATACAAGAGTCATATAAAGATTTAGCCGCGCCTCTTCCGACGATAAGATATTGTTTATTAATCAATCTTTTCTTTATCGTCTTTTTAACGTAACGACCTCCGTGTCCATCGGGATTCGGCTCATATACACTTCTCTCTACAAAATAATACCATCCAAATACCTGTTCTCCCCATAGTTTAAAACTGTCAAGCAATTTAAGATCAGAACCATCTGTTAATGTCAATTCATTTTCGCAATATCGAATCCAACCTTCAACTGCCTGATCATCATAATATATGCCAGGATTCGCTATGAGATCATCTATACGGTTCATCTCCATTGAAACTTCTTTACATACTGGAATTTCTCCTCGAATTACGGCATCTCTAAACATGCCGTAATACTTTGGAACGGCAGTGTTTGATAATGCCATAATTAATTCTCCTTATCCTTTTTTTTCAAGAATGGCCTTAATTTTATCAACGTTATTATAAATAGTAAGAACAGTAGTAGTAACAGCCGCTACGGTAGTACCAGCTTTGAAAACTTTTTGCGCATATTCTTTACCTTTATTAATACTGCTTTCGGATAATTGAGAATACTGTCGTTCCATTTGAAGACGATTTAGTCGATTACGAAGCTCGGCGTCACTCATAGATTTAATACGCTTTGGTGTGTGGGCCTTCTTGTAATCTTCATGCGACTTATCAGTCATAGAACGTCTTCTAGCTCTCGCGAGCTGTTCAGGAATTCTTCGAACACCCCATTTCATTCCGAGAATACCATAATGGGTTAAATAATAGTTCAAGTTTGTCAACCTCCTTTTTTTAAACAAGTTCTATCCGTGTTTTTAAATATTATTCTATCTACCCAGTAAAACGTTGCACCACCTATAAAATTTGCAACGATTGTGTTTATAAAAGGATTAAACGGTAAAAATATTAAACACGCAGCCAATATTGGACTAGATAGCTGCCATCTGCCTAAATATAGAAGATATCTTTTCATTCAACACCTTCTCCTTAAATTATGTTTTCTACTGGGTCGGCCGCGACTTGAATCCTCCATTCAAGCTCTGAAATAATTCGGTTCATAGATTCGATTACGGAAGAGCTAAGAGGAGGATCGAATAACAATTTAACCTTCATGTATGTATAAGACTTTACACTTTCCAACCTTTTATTATCCTGAATAAAGTCAGTCCATACATCGGTATCATCTTCGATCGAGAAACCTTCGGAGGGACCAACACCAATTTGGGTTAGGATTGCAAATACAGAATTGATGTGCATAATAAGGTCCGCATCGAAGTGTGTATACTCTTCCGCAATTCCAAGCATTTTTTTAATTGATGTTAGTATACTCTCCATGGCGTTTCTCCTTTACTTCTGAATTGTAATAAAATTTTTCATACAGAATCCTTCAATTCCGGCAGCTGTAAAAACTTTATAGAATTCTTCCGTTGATTCATTTTCGTCAATCATGAGTTCCGTTTGATAATCAACTTCGCAAACAATAGCGGAATCTTTTTTGGGTTCCTCTCGAACGTTTAACTTTTTGCAATTTGTAACAAAACCCATTTTCACATCTTCGTGTTCCTCGATTCGATAGTCATCTTTAAGAAGATTATCATGATACATTTATTGTTTTCCTCCTTTTTATTTATGTCTCCATGGACATGTATCGTTTTTAGTTCGTTCTATCGGTGCTAGAATTAATAAACTTTCGTCGCCATAATGGATTGCATTATGTGTTGAAAGCTTTGTTGAAATTACATTCTCTGGATCAAAGACAGAAGAACTTCTATTTATTAAATCATCGTAAGTAATCGGGTTGATATGATGAATAATAATTGGTCCATAAATATTAAAACCGTCTACAGCCAAATCACATCCATTATCTCGAACGATTATCTTATCCCTAAATCTTAACCAATCATCTGAATGATAAAATTCCTGATTCACCCATCTTTGAAAACCAAAAGTTGCTTCTCCTACTTTTCCGTTTAACTTTAAATATCGATAACGCTCTTCAAAAGTAGGAAATTTAATTAATTCCGAATATGTCTTAATAGTCATCCGGATCACCTTGCCCACTATAATTTCTCATAGCGTCAAGAGCATTCTTATAAAGTTCTTCAATTCTTTGCGCCGACTGTAACGATTGTGTTTTTGCTTCAATCAACTCTTTTTGTTTTTCGAGAATTTCTTTTTCTATTCTTTCTTTAGTTGATCCAAGCTTTAAATAATGAGTGATGACCTGAGAAGAAGCAGTGCCGTCTCGCAACTGTTTTTCAGCAAGATCCACAGCCAAGGACACTAACTGATTCTCTCTGACTTCTGGAGATAAAGCCGGTCTCATCTTTCTCGAAGATTCGGAAGAGGTTACAACCTTAGCTTTCTTCATCCTTACTGCCTCCTCTCGTTTAATATTTACTAAATTATTATTATGTTTTGCTTGGAATTTACTGAGTTCATTCATACTTCGATAGCACTTAACAGAGCCCATAAGGCTAACCTAAAATCTTTTGAAAGGAGGGGAAAAAAAGATAATATAAATTGTTAAACCCTATGAGCTCTGTTAAAAGCTATAAAAAGTATAGAATGATACTCAAAAAATACCCTCCGGAGATTTTTTTAGG